GCCCTGTAAATCACGTATATTTTGAAAGATGCGTGAAAAAGACAAACAGGGTTAAAGTTGCATTAACCCTGTTTGGTCATTGTCCCGGCTCGCCTCTCGAGAAAAATAAGAAAGAGTGGCAATACGAGAGAGATTTATGGCTCAGCAAGATATCAAAAATGAATTAAATTTACGCCGTGACTTAAAAGAGGTGACGCGGGATCTTATTCTTCTCAATAGAGAGCTTGCCGCGCAGATGATATTACTCTCCTCACAGACGAGCGACCCGTCATCGCTCATTGACGCGGTGAATACGCTCCGGAATATGCAACATAACTACTCCGCGGAAAGCACGCCCCGCGAAAACGCTGAAGTCCAACAAGCCCTCGCCGGAGCCCTTTACGCTCTTGGTCGCAAGAATGATGATGTCATAGCTCTTGAGCACTCTGTCGCCGCTTACCGCTCCGCTATAACGCTCGCCTCTATGATTGGCGACGATCACTTGCGCATGGAACTCAAACGAAATTACGGCCTCGCCCGTAACCTACTCGGCATGCGCGGCACTAACGGCGAGCTGACAGGCGCGGCTTAGAACAAAATCCGCGAAACTGAAAATACACTCTCTATTAAAAACAACCACTTAGCGAAAAAATTCGGAGATACATCCGCAGAATAGATTTTGCCTGCATATTAATCCCATCGTTGAAATTGCGCCCGGTGCTTCTCGAGCCCGGGTTTTTTCATGTCAAGAATTTGATGGGAACATTATGCCTTTTTGGAAATCTAAATCTGCGGAAGCCTCAGAGCAGAAGTCACAACTCTCGGACTGTCAGCCCTTGGTGTCGCTCAACTTTGGCGGGGCGGCGTCTTGGGGCGGGCGAGACTATGGCTCGCTGGCCCGTGCGGGCTATCAGAGCAATGCGGTGGTCTATCGCTGCGTGCGAATGATTGCCGAAGCCGCCGCATCTGTGCCGTTATGCGTGCGGCGCGGCGGAGAGTGCCAGCCGGGCGATCCTGCGGCGGCGTTACTCGCGAAGGGACATCCGGGGGCTACGCCGACGGAAATCCTCGAACGGTTTTATGGGTTTTTGCAGGTCTCGGGGAATGGCTACCTCGAAGCCGCTCTGGTGGACGGCAGTCCTGCTGCTCTTTACGCGCTGCGCCCCGACCGCGTCTCGCAACTCACGGGAAAAGACGGGTGGCCCGTCGGGTTTGAATATGCGGCGGAAGGCCGGGCCCAGCGATATGTGCGCGATCCCGCCTCCGGACGCTGCGCGGTTTATCATATGCGCCTGTTCAATCCGGCCTCAGACGTGTCGGGTTTCTCCCCGCTCGCCGCCGCCGCCAAAGCCGTCGATATTCACAATGAGGGTGGGCAGTGGACGAAGTCTTTGCTCGATAACTCCGCTAGGCCCTCAGGGGCGCTTATCCTGAACGGGAATGCCGGGACCATGACGGACAAGCAATATGCGAGGTTAAAAGGTCAGCTCGAGGACATGCATGCAGGCGCGGGGCAAGCGGGGAGGCCTATGCTGCTGGAAGGCGGGATGGAGTGGCGGGCCATGAGCTTTTCGCCGTCCGATATGGATTTCATCGCCGCCCGCCGCGAAGCCGCCCGCGAAATCGCGCTGGCATTCGGAATTCCGCCCATGCTGCTCGGTATTCCCGGCGACAATACCTATGCGAATTACAAAGAAGCCAATCTCGCCTTCTGGCGGCAGGCGGTCATCCCGCTCGTGACGAAGACGGCGAGGGGGCTGACCGATTGGCTGTCGCCGTATTTTGGAGAAGACCTGCAAATCTTGCCTGAGCTCGACAGCGTCCCGGCTCTATCAGAGGAACGCTCGGCGCTGTGGGCGCGGCTGACGGCGGCGACATTCCTTACCGATGATGAACGGCGGCAGATGGCTGGCCTAGAAATTAAGAATATGGAGGCCGTGAATGGCTGAGCGATCCATAACATTCGATAGGACAGTCACCTACGGCCTGATGGTCACGGTGATGATGCAAACGGCGAGCGCGCTTATCTGGGCGGGCGCGGCGGACGCGCGTCTCAAAACACTAGAGACACAAATGTCGATGGCGCCGGGCATCGCGCAAAGGCTCGCCCGCGTCGAAGGCCAGACCAGCGTTATGACCCAAAGTTTGGTTCGGATTGAGCGGAAGCTTGATGATGAAATTCAGAGGGGAAATAATGCCCAATAATGATCTCAAAATTTCTGGTTATGCCAGCCTGTTTGGCCTCCCGGATATGTCCGGCGATATCGTTAGGGGAGGGGCTTTTGCGGGGAGCTTGCTCTCGCAGTCCTCAAGCTTTCCCATGCTCTATGGCCATGAAACTCAAACGCCGATTGGTGTTTGGGACACTGTCTTCGAAGACCGCACAGGACTGTTTGTTTCGGGGCGCGTATTCCCGGATAGCAAGCGGGCGAAGCGCACCTCTCGACTCATAACGTCAGGGGCCGTGAGCGGTCTTTCGATCGGCTACCGTCCTCGCCGTTCCGTGCTGCGCGCGGACGGTGGCCGTAATTTATATGAACTCGATTTGTGGGAGGTCAGCGTCGTGGCTTTCCCCATGCTGCGCGCTGCGCGGATTACGCATATCGACGAACATTACTCTCCACTCCTCACACAACAAGGATAAACACTATGAAACAAGTACATGAAAAACAACACAAAATGGTTACGCTTAATCCAGAGCTGAAAGCCGCACAAGACGGTTTCGCGCAAACCTTTGAGGCCTTTAAAACGGCCAATGATGAACGCCTCGGAGCGTTAGAACTAAAAACCAACGGAGACACTTTAATCGATGAAAAAGTCGAACGCATCAATGCTGCGCTTGACCGTCAATCCAAAACCATTGAGCGCCTGTCTATCTCTGCAAGCCGTCCGGGTCTCAGTGAAGACGTGGCTGTGACCGAGGCAAAGTCCGCGTGGTCGGACTATATTAAAACGGGTTCACTGGCGGCGTTGAAATCGCTGGAAGGGAAATCTCTTACGTCCGGCGTGGACGCGGAAGGCGGTTATGTCGCCCCGGCGGAAACGGAAAGTTTCATTGAACGCGCGCTCACTTTGGCGTCCCCGTTTCGGCGGATTGCGAGCGTGCGAAAAACGGGCGGTGGGCAGTTTAAAAAACCTGTCTCCAAAGGCGGGGCGCAAGCGGGCTGGGCAGCGGAAACCGCGGCTCGGATTGAAACCACTGCGCCCTCGCTTGAGCTGCTCGAATTTCCAGCGGGAGAGCTCTACGCCATGCCCGCCGCGACGCAGACGTTGCTCGACGACGGGGTGACAGACGTGGACCAATGGCTCGCCGATGAAGTCCGCGATGTCTTCGCCGCGCAGGAGACAAGCGCCTTCATTTCCGGTGACGGCACGAATAAACCTTCGGGTCTCCTTAGCTACACTCAAGTCGATGAGGGCGCTCACACATGGGGCAATATCGGCACGGTCGCCACAGGGACGGACGGTGATTTTGATGCCGACGCCCCGATGGATGCTTTGCTCGATTTGATCTACGCACCCAAGCCCCGTTTCCGCCCGGGTGCGAGCTTCATCATGAACCGCCGCACGGTGGGCAAGGTGCGCAAGTTCAAAGACGCGGACGGTAATTACATCTGGCAACCCGCGGCCGGGGCTGGGCAACCGTCCTCGCTTTTAGGATATCCGCTCACAGAAGTCGAAGACATGCCGGATATCGCCTCAGGCGCCACGCCGATTGCCTTTGGCGACTTCGCGCGGGGCTACCTCATCGTTGACCGCCAAGGCGTCCGCGTTCTTCGCGACCCGTATTCTGCCAAGCCTTATGTCCTGTTCTACACGACAAAGCGCGTCGGCGGCGGCGTACAAGACTTCGACGCAATCAAATTGCTGAAGATGAGCGCCTAGAAAGTAAACATCACAATAACTCCTCCACCGCGATAGCGGGGGAGGTGGGCCGCGCATGCGGGTCGGAGGGGGCTTGCTGATTTTCAGCAGACGCATGGATGCAAAATAAATACGAATTTTCTTTGCAACACCGCATTTGCTGAATGTTTGGCTGCCCCCTCCGCCTACGCGTTGCTCCGGCACCTCCCCCGCTATCGCGGTGGAGGAGACAAACAACGAAAGATACAACTATGACAATAATAGACATAAATCCGCCCCCGGCGGAACCTATAGACCTGCCTTACGCTAAGATGTTCCTACGCGTGGA